CTTCTGCACCTGCAATGTCTGCTTCACGCGCTCTGGCTTCGGCTTGCTCCGCTTTTTCGCCTACTTTCTTTGCGGTGTACGCTTGCAATACGCGACTCAGCGCGTTTGCGGGTGACGGCATCGCACGGAACCCTTGGAATGTGTACGGTTCCTCCTCTGGCGCCATCGCTTGCTGTTGCAGCAATTCAGCGTATCGGCGTTGCCGTTCAGCACGCTGCTTTTCCACCTCGTAAGGTGTTGGCTCCCTAAATGCTTTATAAGTTTGCATCAAAGTCACCTCTGTATTGACCCCCTTGCGGCGTGGTCAAGCCTGGCGATGCCGGTTTACGTCCTTGATTGCCGACCTGCGGCGACGGCGATACCGAGCCTGACGCACGCCCTGGAATGCCCTGATAACGCATACCGCCCATGCCGCCCTGCGCGGTCATTTGCGGGCCGTTAAAGTCCATCATTTGCGGTGGGACACCCGGTGCCGTGTTTGGCGTGGCGCCGCTGTACGCGAGGCTAGACCGCATTGCGGGCATACCGCTGCGTTGTCCCGGCGGTGCGCCAATAGAAGTGTTGCGCTCTTGCATGGCTAACATTTGGGCCATGCGCTGCGGGCGATCTGGGGTAAATCCGTTCATGCTAACCCCTGCGTGTTCATAGGTGTTACGGTGTCGTAAGTGTTTTTGCCAATCTTTTGAGTTTGGCGGTTCATCGCCATGCGGCGCATCTTTTCTAAGTCCATCGGGTCGATGAAATTAGGCGTTGCCGAGGACATTGACGGCAAGGCGCCGTAATCGGTGCTGATTTTCTGATTGGCTTCTTGCATCGCCAGCATTTCTGCAAGGCGTTGCGGGTCAGAACGGTCTTGTTGTGCTTTGTAGTATTTCACGACAATGCTCCGTAATTGACCATCTTATAGCCGCTTTCGTGCGTCAATACGGCCTCTGGCTTGACTTGCTCCACTTCGTCGGCCATTACGCCACGCTGACGTTCGCCAAAGATGTCGTATTCGTAGATGCCAATGCCGAGTGGGTGCGTACCGACGCGCACGATATTGGATTTCAAGCGGCGGTCTGACGCCATGATTGCGGCGCTGCCAAGGCTTCCCGCCAATCCGTACAAACCTCCGGCGCTGCTGGCCGCTTGGTTCGCTTGGATGCCATAACGCTGCATCGCTGCTGCATCTTGCGCTTGGGCTGCTTGCAGATATGGAGTCGCAGCGACTTGCACGCCGCTATAGCCTTGGAACTGCGGCATTTGCACTTGCGATCCCGACAACAACGCTGAAATCTCGTTGAGCGGCTGATTGCGTAGTGCCAATTGCTGTTGAAGCGCCTGCTGTACCGCTTGGTTGCCAAACGTGGCAGCGCCAACCAACTGGTTGTACTGCTGTTGCTGCGCGGCATTCTGTGCGGCTTGCTGCGACAGGGCGGCCTGATAGTTTTGCAGCATGGCGGCGTTGTAAAGCCCTTGCACGTCCATCGCTTGACCAAATCGCTGCTGTTGAGCCGCATTGGCGGCAGCCTGCTGGGCCATTGCTTGCTGATATGCCTGCGCTTGTGCGCGGTTTGTAAACTCAGCCTGTGCGCCAGCCTGTTGAAACCCTTGCTGCTGACGCGCCAGATTGGCTTGATAGGCGGCCAACGCTTGCGCTTGGTTTTGCGCGAGGGCTTGGTTGGCGAGTTCTTGTGCGCCGACCTGCTGACCAAACTGCTGTGCGCCCGCCTGGTTCTGCATCTGTGCGGCGGCTTGAGCCTGTGCAAAGTTTTGTGCAATGGCTTGGTTAGCAGCCTGTTGTGCCTGCTGACCCATGCCAAACTGCGCTAACAACGCCTGGCGGTTAAACTCACCCGCGCCCATCTGCTGCGCGTAACCCTGCTGCTGCGCTTGGTTGGCGGCTTGTTGAGCGGCGAGGGCTTGCTGGAAGTTTTGCGCTGCGGCTTGGTTTTGCGCCTGTTGCGCGGCTTGCGCTTGAGCAAAGTTCTGCGCAATAGCCTGATTTTGCGCTTGCTGCGCCTGTTGTCCCGTTTGGAACGACGCTAATTGCGCTTCTCGGCCAAACTCTCCTGCGGCGACGCGCTGCTGGAATGCTTGTTGTTGCGCAGCATTGGCAGCGGCTTGCGTGGCAAGGGCTTGCTGCACGTTTTGACCGAGGCCGACGTTATATAACCCTGCCTGCTCCATGCCCGCCCCAAATCCTTGGAGGGCGGTTTGGTTGGCGAACATGGCCCGCGATTGCTGCTCGGCAAAGCCTTGTTGTCGGGCTGCTTGATCCAGCGCAATGCCCTGCGCTGCGGCTTGCAGCATTAGGTCATTTTCTTTCTGCGCTTGCGCTGACATCGCGGCGTTAAACGCTTCGCCGCCCGGTACAAGACCTTGATTGATTAATTGGGTGTAAAGTTGCTGACGCTCACCCATCAACTGCGGGGCGAGGCGCGACATAATCGCCTGCTGCGCAGTGGTGCCAGCCTGTACAGGGGCGGCGGCTAAGTTGGCAACGTCAATTTGACCCTGCAACTGCGGGCCTTCTACAAACTGTTGGGCGTAACCAAACTGGCCTTGTCTCGGCGCACGTTCAACGCGACCTACCCCTCGGGTGTTAAGACCCTCAAACTGCACGCCACCGGGGCCACCCCCTGCAAGGCCAAACAGCCCCGCCTGTGGGCCGCCTTGGGCTAACCCGTACTGCTCACCTGACGGCGCATTTTGAATGGCCCCAAAGGCCGCAGGGTTGATTTGCTGTAGGGTCTGGGCTTGTGGGCCGGCTCCGGCCATTCCAAACTGACCCCCAGCGGGGCCGGTCGCGACCTCGGGTATGCCCGTCTGTAATCCTCGGGCGGCGCCCTCCGTTGCGAACTGACCGGGCATTGCGCCTGCGCCAAACTGCGTAACAGGGCCAAATTGACCGGCTTGCGGCGGCCCTACAATCTCGCCTTGTGGGCCGATTCCTGCGGCTTGTCCAAATGCGGCGGCGGTCGGGGCTTGGGCAACCTGGCCGTAGGGGCCAAGGGTGGACTGAATCTGCGGCAACTGCGCTTGGAAGTCTTGGCCGAGGAACTGCGACAAATCGCCGATTTCTCGCAAGCCAAGGTTTGCCATGGCCTGTTCGGCCTGTTGCTGCGTGGCAAAAATGTCCTTGGCAGGGCCGACCAACTCTTGACGGATCGTCGGTTGTTCAACGTAGGTCGTGAACTGCTCACGCGACGGCTCTGGCCCCGTGTAGCCATCAGGCGCATTTGACCAATAATCCTGCATCGCCTTGTCATAGGCGGCTTGGTTAAATTGCGGCTGTTTTGTCCATTGAACTGTCTGCTGCGCCGTGGGCGTGTAGACATTCGGGTTGGACATATACGCCGATTGCTTGGCCGCCTCCAAATTGGCTTGGCCTTGCAACATGGCGATTTTTGAGTAATCAGGTGTTGGCGGTGGCGCCGGTGATCTTTTGCCCATACCGAGGCTCCAAATAACGACACTTGTCGGGTGTCTGCGTCATAAAAACAATGTCTCCATCGGGTGCGGCGTTTTTAATCCGCGCTTCCTCTGAAAACCCCATTTTCGTGACCAATTTGAGCGCGCGGGTATGCTTGCTACTGATTGGCCCTATGATCTTATCAACATTTGCGACGTTGTAGGGATAGTCGTACACCGCAGCGAGGTATGCCGGGGTGATCTGATCCCAAGTAATGTGGCAAACGATAGATTTACCGTTCCACATCTCGTACACCGTGCCAGCGACTAACTGACCGTCTTTTTCTAGCCCAATAGCCGTTGAACGGTCGGCGTTGTAATGGCCTTCCGTTCGCGCCATTGTCCAATGGCCCACGTTGGGGCCGCTTACGATGCGCCAGCCCATCCGAGTTGATACACAATGTCTGTGGATGCCCACTCCAAGGTAATGTTTTTGCTGCTGCTGTTGAAATTGATCGCAGCGCAGTACCCAATACCTTGAAGCCCTACAAAGTTGTTGCTAACGACCGTATCCGACCCCCATAACGCTTGCCCCCATAAGCCTACGTCCCATAGACCATAGGCGGTGGCAGAAAACGACAGGGCGCCCACGATGTCAGCAATCTGGAAATCTACGTTGACGCCCATGCTGATGGCGGGTTGACCGTTGCTGTAGATAGTCGGTCGGCCACGGGTAAAGTATTTGATGACGCCACGCGTCTCAAAGTAGTTAAACGCCTGCAAGGCACGGGCGGCGATGGCTGATCCGTTGTCGGCGTAGTCGTTTACAGACGAACCTGTTGTCCACGCTCTTGCAACAATGCCGTTACCGCCGAAATACGGCGTATCGTTTAACAATGACCAGCAATTTGCGCCCCATCCGGTAAATCGGCACCATGCTTTCGTAATGTTGTTCATCACGAACTGTTCTTGTTTGCCAAGAGAAACCGGAATGTTAACGATCAGCGCGTTGTTCAGCGGGTTGTAGAGCAATCCCCAACCGAAATTACCCTTATAAGTGCGCGTTGCAGCGGCAAATGCGCCTTGAATCTTGTCTGACAACGCCACTTGAGGGTCAAGGCGCGAGGATTGCAGCGCCGAGGCAAGCGGGATCAATCCATCTAGCGTTAACACCAATAAATCGCCGCCATACTTTGTGACGCAACGGCGTGAAATTGGCGAACCAACTTGCCAAACGCCGATCAACGCCCAAGTTGACGCGCTAGAAGGATCGGTGCCGCGATAAACGATGATTTCGCCTTGATCGGTGATAAATACAAGGTTGTCGTCAACGCCGTAACCTGCGTCAATCGTCCACGTTGCCATGGCCTGCAATTTGCCGCCATTACGCGCAACCGCTGAGAGGTCTAGGACGTTTGCCGCACCGCCGACTGACGACGTGGGCAAGTACCACGCTTTCAGCGTGTCCTTTTCAATAAACCACATCCGGTTTTTGAACAACGTCGGGCCGTGTAGGCTCGTTGTCGTCACGCCCGTAATGGCTGGCGTGCTGACGCCTGTGATGGATGTCCAAGTTGTGCCGTTGTAAAGCAGCGGCGCATCTACACCGTTTGCCGCATAAAGGTAACTGCCGCCTGCGGTCGTGATGTTGGTGTATTCCCAGCGGCTGTTCGTCAATCCGGTCTTTTCTGCTGCACCAACTGCACCGCTAGACGTTACGTCGTAGATGTTGCCGCCAACAATGGCAAACATCTTGTCGTTACCACCGGCGTTGTAGGTCATCAGCGTTTCTACTTGACCTGACATTCCGGTGGCGTGATCAACATACCCGCCGCGCAGCGAAACGCTAGAAACGCCTGGAAATAGGTTGTCTAACGTCACCGCATCGGTTGGCGCCATATTTGCCAACGCATCGCGGGCGTTCCAACCGCCCACGGGAGCGGGCAACGAGGCGACGTTGTTGCTCGTTCGTTGAATAAGTTTTCGACGAGCGGCCATTATTGGCTATCCGTACCGTAGCCTGAATCTGGGATGTTGTCGTAACCGATCAACACCGTGCCGGGGCGCGGCGCAAACGACAGGTTGGCGGCGGCGGT